TTTTAATTTGTTCATAACCCCCAAAACTCCAATCTCCTAAATGCCATAATGTATCATTCTCTTTTACTAAAGAATTAATATTATTAACTAATGTGTCATTCATTTCTTCAAGAGTTTTAAAATTTCTTGTTCTTTGATTTCCTTCATTTTCTTCCCAATCACTTACACCTCTACATATATTTTTATGTTGATAATGAGTATCTGAAGTAAAATAAATATTTCCTATTTTTTCCATAACTTATTATAATTTAATTTCATTTGATGAATAACTTTAAATGGAATCCATTTTTTTGTAAAAATATATCTTTTAATATTTCTACAATAAGAATTTAACAAAGATGCTTCAAATTTAACAATTTCTACTTCCCAATTTAAGTCTTTATTAAGATTTTCTTTAATTTTATTAATATAAACTAACTTACAATTAGTATTGTCTATAATAAAATCTTCTTTCATTTCAGAAATTCTTCTATAAAAACAACCCCAAACTAATTTTTCAAGTTTGGAATCATAATTAGTACCAAATTCTTTTCTAATTTCATCACAAGATATAATAGGTAAATTTTGTTTCCTAGCCCAAGTACTTTTACCTGATGTCGGAATTCCTATTAATAATTTAACTATTTTCATCTTGGTTATCTTCTAGGTTAGTTTCATCTTTTTCTTGTGCATCTGATTCCATAAGAATAAATTTTTTAGATTTAAGTTTATAAGCTTCATAATTGTACATATTTTCTATTCTTAATACAATTCCTTCTTCAGGAACTTTGTTAGTACACATATAACAATCTTTCTCGTTGTACTTATATTCTAAATAATCTAATAATGTTTCTTGCCAAGTATCTCTTATTTCTTTTCTTACTAAAATATCCCAATCATTAAATTCTTTACTATCAAAAATTCCGTCGATAAACCCATAATAAATAAAAGTGTCTTTATAAAGCAAACCTACTTTTTCACAATATTCTTCTATTTGTTTATCAGTTAAATAAAAAACTTGCCCATCAGCATTAACTACAGATATTTTATATACATAAAATTTATGTTCTCCATGTTTACAACCATAATCATATTTACCTTGTATAGAACCCCCACTAGGAGTAAATCCTAGAATTTCTCCATAAAGAGTCCAACTTTTAGGTATCAAATGACCTACTTCTTTAGCTACAACTCCCCAAATATCTTCTCCATAATAACCTTCCCCAGTTTCTTCATTTAAATATTGATTTTTTATTACTTTTCTTGAACTGTAAACTATATCATATTGAGTATCAGTAGTATGTAAACCAACTTTTTTAGCTAATCTTTCATACCATTTAAGACTTTTCTTAACTAATACATTTCCTATAACTACAGAAGTTCCATGTTTTTTGTAATGGATTCCTATAATATCATTAGGGTTAATTTTATGTATGTTTTTTCTTAAATTATCTGTATCTCCATGTAAAAAGAATTGATTTTCTATAAGTCTACTAATTCTTTTAGGTTGTTTAGGAGCTTTTCTTCCTTGATTACTATTTATTACAGGTACAAAATATTTTTCACAAATAGAATAGTTTACCCCATCTATCTCTATGTCGGTGAACTCATCACCAACTTTTAATTTTTTTAAATCAATTTTCTGCTCTTTTTTCATAAATATTTTTATATTCTTCTTTATTTAATTTTTCAATAGTTACTAAATAGTTTTTCTTTTTAAATTTTTTGTTAGTGTTAACCATTTTATATAAACTTGAATAACTTATTTTTAATAAGTTACAAATATATTGTAAATTTCCATAATATTCTTTTATTTCATCTAATAAATAATTATAAACAAAATAAGTTTGACATTTATAACACACATTATTTTTATCTTTTACATATTTATCTATTATTTTGTTTATTGTTTTAGGATATTTTTTGTATTTTTTATAAAGTTTATTTATTGAATATTTATTAATTAAATAATCATGAATAATTTCATCTTTATATTCTTTTTCAAATACTATTCTTTTTTGTAATGCAATTTTTTTATTAATTTCAATAATTTGTTTTACTGAATCTTTGTTAACTTTTTTATTTACTTCTCCACCTGAAGTTTTATTACATAAAGTTTTTTTATAAAGTTCTATAAATTCAATTTCTTTTTCAATTATAAAATCCAAAGAATCTGACTCTAAAAGAATTTCTACTTTGTAATTAGGATTTAAATTAACAATATTATTCCAATGTGGATTTCTATTTGCTTTACGAAAAGCTCTATAATAACATTGTTTATGTGTAGATTTTTCTTTTTTAGTACCTATTCCTATATAAAAAACTTCATTTTTATCTAAACGGATATGCCTGTAAATATAGTATTTACCAGAATTTAATATCATTTATTTATAAAGTTTAGGCTTTCTAAAGGCATTAACAATCCATCAGAGATAATACCCCTTAATTTTAAAGCTTTTGTTCTTCCATTGGAACTTAAATATCCTTTTTTGTTAACATCTGCATTTAATTGAGAATCAGAGAATAAATTGTTAAAACTACAAAAATCTAAATTAAGTTTACATAAAGAAGGGAAATATAACATTTTATCTCCTAATTTAATATCTTTAGAAACAATTACGTCATTTCCATTAATATTGCATCTCTGTATTTTATCTGCTCCTTCAATAGGAAACAAATTTTTAATTTCTACTACACTACAAGCGTAGTTTTTACTATTTTCTTTAACTGTTATTTTCATTTTTTCTAAATTTATTTACGTAATATTTTGTTACATACCAAAAAGCATAATCTAAAGCATTTAATGAATCACTTCTTTGCATAGCTGTCATAATGTCCAATTTATTAGACACCATAAAATTAATAAAACTGTGGCATGTCCCTTGTGTTAAATTAATTTCTCCAACATCAATACCTTTTTTTTCTTTAATATATGTTTGTATTAAATCTAATTGTTCTTTTTGTGTATATTCATATTGATTTATAGTAAAATTACCAAGGTTACTTTTCATAACCTTGGGTATTTTATTTAATATATTTTTAATGTCTTGTTCTTGTAATACCATATATTTTTTATTACATACCACAAGTCCCTCCACCTGTCAAGTCACAAACATCATGAAATTGTTCTTTAAATTCTTTTCCTTCATTTTCTTTAGCTTCTTTATATGTAACAATGTTTAAAGGTTGTCCACCTCTTGAACCATCGGGGTAACATGTAAAACCTCTTAATCTGACAGCATATTTAGCTAAAACTTTAGCAAAATCATTTACTTTAGTATCGTTATTTAGTTCTGTGCCATATTTAGGTAAATTAATAGTACTAGATATTGCCATATCTACGTAATCTTGTACATCAGCTTGAAATTTAATTCTTTTTTCATAATCACTAGATAATGATAAAGCTGTTTCTATATCATCAGGATTAATACCATATTCTTGTATAAGTATTTTAGCTGTTCCGTCAATTACATATTGATAATGCCATTCTTTTTGACCTTTAAGATAACGTCTTTTATAAGCAACAGCAAACAAGGGTTCTATACCTGTCGTAGTACCAGCCATAATTCCAATAGTTCCAGTTGGTGCAATAGCTCTATATGCAATTGGTTTGTTGATTTGTAATTTTTCAGCAAGTTCGTTAGCTCCTTCTTCGCTATTTTTTTGGTATATTTTGAGCCATTCGTGTAATTCTGTAGTAACTTCATATTTTTTATTTCTTTGCAATAACCATTCATGTACTCCCATTAATCCTAAACCAAGTCTTCTATTTTTAACTCTAACATCATAAACTTTTTGATAAGGTAATTGTGCCACCATAGTTCCACATAATAAAAACTTAGAAACTAAGTAACAAACTCTTGTCATTCTTTCCTTAGTTTTAATTCTAGATAAATTTACACTAGCTAAATTACAAACATCACTATCATCTTCAGATGTAACTTCACAACAAGCGTTTCTTAAAGTTTCTAACACTTTCTCAAAGAAATTAAAACTAAACCCTGGCTCTCCTGTTTTTAAAGCTTGTCTACAATTTTCTAAAAACGTAATAGGTATTTTTATAATAGATAAATTAAAAATAGCATTTTTCCCTCCTTCTTTATATATTACAAGAAGCTCTTCAAAAGATAGTCCGTAAATTTCTTCTAAAAACTTATTATCGTAGTTTAAAGAAATATTTGTCATATCTAAGGGTGCTGGGTAATTAAAATCTTTTTCTTTTAATTCTCCAATAGTTAAATTTCTACCTGTTTCGTCATAAGCACCTGCTATTGGCATAGAATACCAATCTTTACAATGTAAAAACTCTCCTGCATCAGGGTGTGCCCAATTTAAACTGGCGTAAATAGCACTTCTTCTACTACCACCTTGCATAACTTCTCTGCCTATTTCATTAATCATTTTCATTTTAGAAATAGCTCCACTAGCAATACCCCCTGTTTTATTTATTTTAGCCCCTTTAGCTCTATAAATAGAATAATCGTTACCTATACCACCACCTGTCATTAAACATGACTCAGCTTTCCAACTAAGATCAGCCCAATCTTGTCTAGAATCTTCGAGACTTTTTAACAAATAACAATTATTAAAATATTTGTTAGCTCTT